GCCAAAAGCAGCAGCACTTGCACTACGCAATAGAATTACTGACGGAAAAAAATAAATGGCCGGACTGACATTTCTTCGCGTAGTCAACAATACCGAACTTGCTCGGCAAGAACGGGAAACCACTGACCGCGCCTTACAAGAGCGTCAGAACCAATCCGTCATCCTTGGCTTAGCAGGATATTTGCGCGAGTGCTGGGATGTTGCTCAGATGGCAAAGCGCCCTCTTGAGCAAAAGATGCTGCAAGCTCTACGTCAGCGTAACGGTGAGTACGACGCAAGCAAGCTGCAACAGATTCGCACACAAGGCGGCTCTGAGATTTTTATGATGATCACAGAGGTCAAGTGTCGTGCGGCTGAGTCGTGGCTGCGAGACATCTTGTTGGATGATGGCACACCGCCGTGGGACTTAAACCCAACACCTATCCCTGATCTAAGTCCTGCGCAGTCCAAGGAAGTACAGGGCATCTTTGCAGAGCGTGTGCTCAAGATGGTTGAAGACTACGGCAAAGCACCCAACGCCAGTGAGATACGTGAGATCAAAGAGATGGTGTCGCAGGATTACCGCTTTGACGTTTTGCAACAGGCACAGATTCGTGCCGACAAGATGAAGCTCAAGATTCAGGATCAGTTTGCACAAGGCGGCTGGGGTGATGCGTTTAACGACTTCATCACTGATTTGGTTACGTTCCCCTGCGCCTTTATCAAAGGGCCAGTGGTGCGCCGCCAGCGTGTGTTGGGTTGGAAGGTAGATGCCACAGGTCGCACGGTTGTTGAGCCTACTGAACGACTTGGCCCCGAGTGCGAGCGGGTCGATCCATTTTATATATACCCTGAACCGGGGATCAGCAACATCAACGAGGGGTACTTGTTTGAGTACCATCCTTTGAGTCGGATGCAGTTGTCTGATTTGATTGGTGTTCCGGGCTACGATGACGACGCTATACGCAAAGTGCTGGAGATCGGCAACGGCATGTCGTGGATTAACTTGGATGTAGAGTTACAGAAGAACGAGGAGGAGCGTAAGTTCTACTCGTACATGAAGCCTACGACTGAGTTTGATGCACTAGAGTTTTGGGGCAAAGTCAGTGGCAAGATGCTTATCGAGTGGGGTCTGACTGAAGAAGACGTACCCGATAGCGCACGAGAGTACGATGCCAACGTCTGGATGGTGGGTAATATCGTCATCAAAGCCGTGCTGAACTACGACCCCTTAGGTGAAAAGCCGTACTGCAAGACTTCGTTTATCAAGTGTCCCGGTGCATTCTGGGGTAAGGGTATACCCGAGATTATCGAAGACCTGCAAGGCGTGTGTAACGCTGCCGCACGTGCGCTTGTCAACAACATGGGTATCAGCAGCGGCCCGCAGGTTGAAGTCAACGTAGAGCGTTTGCCGCCAAACGAAGACATTACCCAGCTTGCTCCTTGGAAAATTTGGCAGACTATCAACGATCCCGTAGGATCGAGTGCCCCCGCTATTCGGTTTACACAGCCTGACTCTCGTGCTAGTGAGCTTGTAGCTGTGTACGACAGGTTTAGCAAGTTGGCTGATGACCACTCAGGCATTCCTGCTTACGTGTATGGTGACCTCAACGTGCAAGGCGCTGGACGTACGTCGTCCGGCTTGTCCATGTTGATGGGCGCTGCCGGTAAAGGTATACGACAAGTCGTGATGCACATTGACACCGATGTGGTCAAGCCCATTGTTATGCGCCAGTTTGTGTATAACATGCGCTACGACGAAGATGAATCAATTAAAGGCGATGTTCAAGTTATTGCTAAGGGCGCAATTAACCTTGCGGTCAAGGAAACTGTTAACATTCGCCGTATCGAGTTCCTTAACGCAACCGCCAACCCCGTTGATCTTGAGATTCTCGGTAAGGATGGTAGGACAGCGATTCTTCGTGAAGTCGCTAAAGGGTTGCAGATGCCTGTGGATGAAGTTATTCCATCTCGGGAGAAGTCAGGTTATCAAACCCAGATTCAAGCTAGGGCAACGGCGGCTGCTGCACAACAGCAAGCGCAAGCCCCAGCATCTGGCGGAGAGAGTCCTGATGGATCACCCAAAGGTGGAATGGAGGCCAACACAGTGCAGAATCGTGTGAGCGGGAAGGCAGCATGATCAAGCCTGAACCGCAAGTGATCAAGGCGTTAGCCTTGTTTGTTCGACAACACCCAGATTTTCTGGAGTGGCTTGAAGGATGGCGCTTGCGCGAGCTAGATCAGTTACCGAACGCAATCAACAACACCGCAGTGTTTCAGGGGCGCTGCCAAGTGTTGGGCGAGTTGGCAAAACTCGTCAAAGAATCCCCTGCGTTGGCGGCAAAGTTATGATGAAACTCGCCGTCTTTAATCACGCACACCAATAGGAGCGTTCAACATGGCAATACCAGAGCAAATTCGTAAGCAGACCGAGGCAGTTCAGCAGTTGTATCAACAACTCAACCCGGACGACAACACAGGCGAATTAACATCCGCCGATGGCACCGTCACGCCCGTTGAGAATAGAGATAACACGCCACTTGCCGACGCTAACTCTGCATCGAACAATGCTGCTCCGTCATCCGCAAATGAGCATAAGTCGGATGATGACAACCTGCCGGAAGAAACCATTGTCCAGAAGTACAAAACACTTCAGGGTATGTACAACGCCGAAGTTCCCCGCCTGCACCAGCAGAATCGGGAGATGGCAAACCGTGTACAGCAGATGGAACAGTTGCTTGCATCGCTATCCGCACAGCAAACGAGTGCTCAGTCGCAACAGACTGTCGAAAAAATTGTTACCGACAAAGATGTTGAGGAGTATGGCGAATCGCTTGATGTGATGCGTAAGGTGTCCCGTGAGGAGTTAATCCCTATGGCACAACGCTTTGCGCAGATGGAACAGATGTTTAAGCAGATGCAAACTAACGTAGTGCCGCAGGTGCAAGCCGTAGCACAACGTCAGCAAGTATCCGCAGAGCAAGGGTTCTGGGCTGAACTGACTAGTGTTGTCCCCAACTTTCGCCAGATCAATGACAACGACGCATTTCAGTCGTGGTTATTGTCGGCTGATCCGTTGACGGGCATTACTCGCCAGACATATCTCGACGATGCGCAGCGTTCGCTTGATGCAAAACGTGTTGCTAATTTCTTCCGTGCTTGGCTAGAGTCTACTGGACAAGCCGCAGTTGCTCAATCCACTGGTCGCGCTCAAAACTCTGAATTGGAAAAACAGGTTACCCCCGGTCGTTCAAGAAATACTGGAACACCTGCAACTACTAATCAAGGTAAAATGTATTCACCGCAAGACATCCAAAAGTTTTTTAACGATGTCCGAACTGGTAAGTACAAAGGCCGAGAGCCAGAGCGTGACCGAATCGAACGCGATATTTTTGCTGCACAGCGAGAAAATCGCATCCAAGCTAATGCCTGATTAAAGGAGTTTCACCATGTCTTATCCCGTTTCCCCCGGTCGTCCCAATTACAGCGGTAACTTTATCCCTGAGATTTGGTCTGGCAAATTGATTGAAAATTTCTACGACGCCACCGTGCTCGCAGCGATCTCGAACACCGATTACGAAGGCGAGATTCGCCAGTACGGTGACACTGTAAATATCCGTACCACACCGGAGATCACCATCCGCGACTACGTAAAAGGTCAAACCTTGGTCGTAGAAAATCCTGATAAACCAAAAATTCAACTAATCATCGACAAAGGCGAGTACTTCTCCTGCGTTGAAGATGATGTGGATAAGGTTCAATCGGACATCAACTTGATGGACACTTGGTCAAAGGACGCTTCTGAGCGTATGAAGATCAAGATTGACCAGCGCGTGTTGACCGACATCCTGCCCGGTATCGTAGCTGCCAACAAGGGCGCAACCGCTGGTGAGCAATCTGCCTCATTTAATCTCGGTACAAGTGGTTCTCCACTGACCGTGACTAAGGACGGCGCTTCTAGCACCACATCTGTTGTTGATTTGCTTGTTGACCTCGGCACTGTATTGGACGAAGCTAACTCACCTGAAGCTGATCGCTTTGTGGTTATTCCTGCCAAGATGGCTGGTTTGATCAAGAAGTCTGAACTGAAAGACGCTTCGTTGACTGGCGACAGCATGTCTATCGTCCGTAATGGTCGTCTGGGTATGGTTGATCGTTTTACTATCTACGTGAGCCACAACTTGAGTGTGTCTTCAGGTAAGTACAACATCATCGCCGGTCACAAGATGGGCTTCACGTTTGCATCGCAGATGACAAATATGGAAACCATCCGCTCCGAATCAACCTTTGGCAACATTATCCGTGGCTTACAAGTCTATGGGTATAAAGTTACCAAGGGCGAAGCTTTGGCAACGGCTGTTATCAGCTTCTAAGTCTCCCCAACATACTGAAAAGGAAATTAAAATGGCTGCATATACTGACACACTCGGGTTCAATAAGGGTACTGCTGCGTACCCCGCGAACGTCACCGACATCTCTAAGTTTGAAGTAACCTTGGACTTCGCCGCAATTGCTGCTGCTCGTTCTGCTGCTAGTGCTACGGCACTGGCTGCTGCTGACACGCTGCAAATAATCTCTCTACCTGCCGGTTCTATTGTTTTGGCGGCTGGTGTGAATGTGACGACTGCTGAGACTACTAACACAACTGCTACCTTTGACCTTGGTTTTACAGGTGGTTCACCGTACGCTGCAAACGTGTACGCCAACGACGTTGCTTCCAACGCTACCGGCCTGAAAGCGGCTGATCTTGCAAATCCATCCGTTGTGGTTACTGCTGACACGATTGATCTTTTGATCAACACCGCTGTCCCAGCTAACTGCGTGATGAATGTTTTTGCTATTGTTGCCAACGCCAACTAAACCCAGTGGGGGCTTCGGCCCCTGCTCTTAAAAGGAGAAAATCATGGGTGTTTATAGTGGTATTGCACAAGACAATGTGACCATCAACAGTGGTAAAGCAGTATTGCAAACGCTGGCTGTGACTACCGGTGTTCGCATGGCTGTTACGGCGGCTGCGGCTGCGGGTTCAACTCAAGCTAACGCAACTGCATTAGCTGAAGGTTTGAATGTCGTCTCAGGGGCTGATGCAACCAAGGGCGTAGTTTTGCCTACGGCGGTTGCTGGTGCTACTGTGATTGTCAAAAGCACTACTGGTGCAGTACTAAAGATTTATCCCGCAACTGGCGGAACAATCAATGCACTTTCGGCTAACGGTGCACTTAGTATTGCTGCGTCAACTAGTGTGATGTTAGTTGCTTCGTCTACCACACAGTGGTATTCTTTGCCGCTTCTTGCGTCATAATGTAATCGGCAGGGGGCTTTGTGCTCCCTGTCCGTATAGGAGATTAGGATGCCAGTTAACCTTACGGGTTCAACAATTGCTAATACCTACGATCAACTGATTCATGTTGATGACGGCCCGACGGCTACTGAAAAGACAGTTTATAGCGGCACGGGAGTAGCAACGGCGCTAAAAATTAGCACTCTGTCTGCCTCGGTAGACAACATTCGTTTAGATGGCAACACCATCTCTACACTAGATACCAACGGAAATCTTGTACTAGCCCCTAACGGCACAGGCTCAGTTACTGCGGCTAAGGTTGCAATTACTGGCGGCACAATCGCAGGCATTACGTCGCTTGAGTCTACGACGCTGGCAACGAGTGCCGCAGCAGCAGGTTGCAATCTTACCGGCAGCACATTAGCCGCAGATGGTACAGATACCAACATCAACATCAACATCACGCCCAAGGGTACAGGACAAACCCTTAGCTCTAGCAAGATGGGTTACCCCACCGGCACAGGCGGTACTGTAACGCAAGCAACAAGCCGCACCACTGGTGTTACGCTTAACAAGATTACAGGCGAGATTGTTCTATTTGCCGTTGGGCTTTCAGCAAACAACGCAGATGAATTTGTTCTAACCAATAGCACCATCGAAGCAAATGATGTAGTTAAGGTGTGCATTAAAAACGGTGGTTCGTTATCAGCAGGCACACGCAAATACTACATTACGCATGTAATTTCAATTTCTGCGGGGGCATGTATTATTTCAGTAGGTAATATTAGCGCTGGGGCTATAACCAGTGAAAGTCCAACCCTTCAGTTTGTTGTACTGAAAGGAGCGGTGGCGTAATGGCTAAGACCCCAGCATGGACACGCAAGGAAGGCAAAGACCCCAAGGGGGGTCTAAATGCCGCAGGGCGTGCGTCCTACAACAAGGCCAATCCGGGTAAACCCGGATTAAAGCCGCCAGCACCGAATCCTAAAACAAAAGCAGATGCAGGCCGCAAAGCCAGTTTCTGCGCCCGTATGGGCGGTATGCCCGGCCCAATGAAGGACGAGAAGGGTAAGCCTACTCGTAAAGCTCTTTCACTCAAAGCATGGAATTGTTAACATGGCTACCAAACCTAAATCCAAATCTACAGTTAATGCGGCTGGCAACTACACCAAGCCGGAACTACGGAAACGGATTGTGTCTCAGGTAAAGTCTGCTGCTGTGCAGGGCACTGGCGCAGGCCAGTGGAGCGCACGCAAAGCACAACTTGTTGCCAAGAAGTATAAGGCCGCTGGCGGCGGATACAGGGACTGACATGAAAGCCCCGCAACAGTCCCTAAAAAACTGGGGCGATCAAAAATGGAGAACCAAAAGTGGTAAAAAATCTTCTGACACTGGTGAGAGATACCTCCCTGAAGCTGCAATTAAAAGTCTTAGCTCTGCTGAGTATGCTGCAACGACCAAAGCCAAACGGGCAGGAAAAGCCGCCGGAAAACAATTCGTAGCCCAACCCAAAACGGTTGCCGCAAAAACCGCAAAGTATCGTTAACTTAATTAAAGGAATTTGATATGCCCGCAGCCGCACTTGCCTTCAGCCCTCTGGGCCTCACGGTAACATTTACCGCAGCTACTACTGTCCCAACATCTGCGCAAGCTCCGTCCTCTGCCCCTACTACACGCCCAGCGTATCAGTACAGGGTACATAATGTAGGGACAGAAGTCGTACTATTAGGTGTTGGAGTAGACAATGCAACGGCTGTAGCTAAGGCAGCGTCAATTGGCGCAGGCGCAGTTCCACTTGCTCCGGCTTCTGTTACTGTCCTCGGATTTCCAGCAGGATCATTCTTTACTGGCAAGACCGCTTCTGGTACTTCGGTAGTGTATGTAACTCCCGGTGAAGGCATGTAATATGACAACGGCAAATGAAGTTGAGAACAAACTAATAACGCACGAAGCAATTTGTGCAGAGCGGTACAACACGT